TAAACGAAATGGCTCACAAATACATTGAAGCCCAAAGCCAATTTGCTAATATGCTTCTTGATAATACACAATGTATGATGAAATACTCGTTTGATATGATGTCGAAAGGTGCAAAGAATGAGCAATAAGAATCCATTTGAAATCCGTGCAGAAATGCTTGCTATGGCAAAAGACTATATGGATCAGGCATGGCAAATGAATGTAGACTTTACCAATCGTTTATTTGAAGAAGGTAAGAAAACAGCTGAGGAAATGCAACAAGCATTACAGCCATATTCTACAGAAGAGATGATGGAAAAGGCAAAAGAGTTTTATTCTTTTGTTTCGAAAAAAGATTAATGTTTTTTTATTTTGGGCCCATTTTATGTTATTTCATTTTGCTTGGCTATGCTGGCTTTGCATCTCAATGGGCCCAAAATGGAGACAACTTTTTATATGAATATCTAGTAATTTTGAGTTGGTATTATCAATTATGGATAGCATATAAAATATATAAACTTATTACGAAAAGTGCGAGTTGACGCACTTTTTTGTTTACAAATACCAACATTTGGTATAGTATAAAAACTATACACCCTTAACATCATGAGGTATTAATGCAAGGTTTTTACACTAGCGTAGCTCGCTATGGTAATTCCATTCTTTATCGTGGATACAATCAAAATGGCGTACGCGTAGAAAAGCGTATACCGTTTTCCCCTACACTATATGTACAATCAGATCAAGAAACTGGATATAAGTCGATTTATGACGAGAATGTAAAACCAATTACATTCGACACTATGCGCGATGCTAAAGAATTTATCGCTAAGTACGGTGATGTAGATAACTTTAAAGTCTATGGTAATACTAACTACATTGCTCAGTTTATTGCTGAGACTTTCCCTAACGAAGTTCCATTCAACATCAATCATATAGACATCGGTAACTTTGATATTGAGGTTGCATCTGACGACGGGTTTCCACACCCTGAAGATGCAGCTCACCCAGTTATCTCTATTGCTTATAAAAGTACAAAGTCCAGCATCTTTTACGTGTGGGGCCTTGGTGACTATGACACAACTAAAGCAATTAAGCCTGAAGGTAGTCAAGTCAAATATCTCAAGTGTCAGACCGAATCCGACTTACTTCAATCGTTCATACGTTTTTGGCATGATAACTGTCCGGATGTAATCACTGGTTGGAACGTAAGACTATTCGACATTCCATATCTTATTAATCGTGTATATCGTGTGATTGGTGATGAAAGTGCTAAACGCTTTTCGCCTTGGGGATTGGTATCTCAACGTAAGCTTTCGGTAAAAGGTAAGCAACTTGACTCGTATGACATCACTGGTGTACAACAACTCGATTACTTCGATCTATTCCAAAAGTTTGATTACGTATATGGTACTCAAGAATCATACACACTTGACCATATCTCAAGTACTGTGCTCGGCGAAAAGAAACTCAGCTACGAAGAATATGGTACACTGCATGGTCTGTATAAACACGATCACCAAAAGTTTATTGACTATAACATTCGTGACGTAGATCTCGTTGATCGCCTTGACAAGCAAATGGGTTTAGCTGAACGGGCTATGACTATTGCATATAAAGGTAAAGTAAACTTCACCGACACGTTTGGTACTACTGCGATCTGGGATAGCATTATCTATAACTATCTACTCAAAGATAATATCGTACCACCACCCAGTGAAGATAAACATAAACATCCATATCCCGGTGGCTTTGTAAAAGAACCGCATGTTGGTGCCCACGATTGGGTAGTCTCTTTTGATTTAAACTCGCTGTATCCTAATCTCATTGTGCAATACAATATGTCACCTGAAACTTTGGTGAAAGATGTAAAACTTCCCGGTGAAGTTGATCAATATTTACTTGATGGTGATCCAGTACACTATGCTTGGCATGATAAAGATGTCGCTATAGCGGCCAATGGTTCAATGTTTCGTAAAGATAAGCAAGGTATTCTACCACGTATCATTGTCGATTACTATAATGAACGTAAGTCTGTCAAAAAGAAAATGCTTGCTGCTCAAGCAGAATATCAAAAAAATCCAAGCAAAGAACTTGAACGTGAGATAAATATTCTAGATAATACACAAATGGCTGTCAAAATTCTTTTGAATAGTCTTTATGGTGCACTCGGTAATCAATACTTCAGATACTTCGATATGCAAGTTGCTGAAGCTATTACACTCTCTGGTCAACTTACTATTCGTTGGGCTGAGAAACATATGAATCGTGCAATGAATAAAATCTTAAAAACTGACAAAGATTATGTTATTGCTATCGATACAGATTCACTTTATGTTAACATGGGTCCACTCGTTAAAGCAGTTAACCCATCGGATCCAGTGAAGTTCCTTGATAAAGCATGCCAAGAAAAGTTTGAGCCTGCATTTGAAAAAGCTTATGCCGAACTCTTTGAACGTATGAATGCCTATGATAATCGTATGGTTATGGCTCGAGAAGTAATTGCGGATCGTGGCATATGGACAGCAAAGAAACGTTACATTCTCAATGTACATAACTCAGAAGGTGTACAATACGCAGAACCTAAACTTAAAATCATGGGTATTGAAGCTGTAAAATCTTCTACACCTATGGTGGTACGTAACAAGTTTAAGGAAGCATTTAAGATTATCCTAACCGGTACGGAGGAACAAACCCAGAAATTTATTCAAGATTTCGAGACTGAGTTTAAATCACTCGATCCCGAAGATGTATCATTCCCTCGTGGTGTGTCAGAAATTACTAAGTGGAAAGATAACAATGCTATGTTCAAGTCCGGTTGTCCTATTCACGTACGTGGTGCCATACTCTATAATCATTTCATTAAAGAACATGGTGTTGATAAAGAATACGAAGCAATACAAAATGGTACGAAAGTAAAGTTCTGCTATCTCAAAATGCCGAATCCAATCAAGCAGAATGTGATCTCGTTTCCACAATACTTACCACGTGAGTTTGATCTCAAAGAATTCATAGACTATGATACACAGTTTGAAAAAACATTTAAAGAACCACTTAAACCTATCGTAGAAGCTGTCGGCTGGAATCTCGAGAAGGTTGCAACGTTGGAGGACTTTTTCGCATGAGCGATGACATATTCGATTTTGGATTTACTGCAGTAGACGAAGACGAGCTACAAGCAGTACAACAAACAGCAGCTGCAGCTAATGACGCTGAGCAGCTCGCAACTACTACACAGGAAAGACTTGACAAATTATATAATGCTATTGTTCCACTCTTAAACAATCTTAAGAAGAATCCTGAAAAAGAATACATTCTTTGGCCAGATCGTTTATCAAAAGTGGAAGCGTTTGAATCTCACTTACAGAAAATTTATAGTGGTGGTTGACATTCCAGATAAGCTGTGTTAGTATACTATTATTATACATAAGGAGTAAAAATGTCTCTTATTGAAAAATTAACTAAGTCGTCTACTATTAAGATGACTGCACCTATACTTGACTCAAAAGTATATGGTAAAAAGGATATGGCTACCACACCAGTACCAATGGTTAACGTAGCTCTATCTGGTCGAGTAGATGGTGGATTAGTTCCTGGTCTACTTATGTTGGCTGGCCCATCTAAACACTTTAAATCAGCCTTTGCTTTGATGATGGCTGCAGCTTATCAAAAGAAATATGATGACGCTGTCGTATTATTTTATGACTCAGAATTTGGTACACCACAATCTTACTTTGAATCGTTTGGTATTGACCTCGATCGAGTTGTCCATACACCTATTACTAACGTTGAAGAACTTAAATTCGACATTGCTCAACAACTTGAAAACATTGAAAAGAATGATAAGGTTGTAATCGTTATTGATTCGATTGGTAACCTAGCTTCGAAGAAAGAAGTAGAAGACGCCCTTGACCAGAAGTCAGTGGCTGACATGACACGAGCTAAACAGCTTAAGTCACTATTCCGTATTGTAACACCGCATCTAAATCTTAAAGATATTCCAATGGTATGTGTAAACCATACTTATAAAGAAATTGGTATGTTCCCAAAAGATATTGTGTCTGGTGGTAC